GAAAAAGAAAACGGCAAGCCCGGATTGCCTGAGAATGGACATGATCTTGAATTAGCTGAGGTGATACATGGCGAAAAAGAAACTGTCGGTTGCTGATGAAGCCGTTGAAGATGTTGTAGTAGAACAGCCGCCAGAGCAACCGGAAATCGTGGCGCAGATAAAGCCGGAGATTTTGATTCAGGCCAAAAGCGCAAAACAACGATGCGTTGAATTGATTGCAGAGTATCGCAAGGCACAAGTGCAGAGCATGCAATTCAGGAAAGTTGGAGATCATATCTCCGGCTTTATTAATGATGCTGAAATGTGCAAGACGGCTGCACGGCCAGGCAAAGGGCACAATGAAAGTCCTCGTGTCGTTTTAAATCTTGCTATTGAAACGGCAAAACCGGAATTGCAAGCCAAGATGGCGGCATGGGCAGAATTCAAAGATGCCCATATTTTAAGTTTCATTGAAGGCAACCCCTGCCATGTTGTTTCAAATGATGGCAGAAAATATTTGGTTGATCTTGAAAGCGGCAAGGTGAGCTAATGGCTTTACTTGGCGACACGGTTGCACTTGTGCAAAAGGAATTGTCAATTTATGGCGATGACACTGAATTGATTGCCAGTTCGACAATTATGGACATTCTCTCGCAAGGCGCATTGCCGGAATTTTCGTCGAAAGTTCCGCGCATTGTTTCGACTGAGTATGTTGGAAATAGCGAGTACAACCGTGAGTTGCCTTCTACCTGGCTTGCTCATGATAGCGTTATTCACGCAGTCTTTGATTCGAACATTGGGCAAGGACGGGGAGATTATGACATCAATAATATCATGGTTGTTGAAGACGTGGACGAAACCGCCAGGGGAGTCGCTACGGTTTCATCCGGTGCAACCTCGGCAACATTTTCGACTGTAGCCAATGCCGGATATTATCGCGTCGGTGATGTGATCGAGATCAAAAACAATTCGGCTCTTAGCGGAGAAACAAATTGGGCGTCGGCGAATGGGAATACTACAACAGGCGTACTGACAATTAAAAACGCAGCGGCGGCAACATATTCATCGACGCCTGTTATACGGAAAAAACCGCACATTCGCTTTCTTACGCAGATACCAGGGACAAGCGATTATTTCACGATCAAGCACACGGGTATTCATATTCATACCGACACGCAAGACACGATCCCATCAAAACAGTATTGGGCATTTGTGCTGTTGTGTTGCGCTTTGACGGCGAGATCATTGGCGGCGAGATTCGCAAAGCATACCGATTCTACATTTTCAGCTGATGCGGTGGATTATTCGACGCATACAGACAAGTGGCAAACGGTTGCCGACAAGTTCATGGAAGACTATCTCTCGCGCGTGGGTGCGGGTGACGATGTAAAAGTAAAAGCGGCAGCGATATTTGTTGACTTGGATTTGACGGATAGGTTTGGGCGGGCTTATCCGTTTAGCACGAGGCATCAATGAAAGTACTAAGAATTGATTGCGATTTTCTTTTGCCGGATGAATTTGACGGTGGCTTGGCGGATGCTTTGCGTGCGCTTGCTGATTATCATGAATCTGACAATGCCAAAAAACTACGAACGTTTTTAAATTCAGATGCGCCACAAAAGGATGAATACTTGTCGCTGCGGTGGAATGAATTCAACAAAGCGATAAGAGACGGCAGCAAGGTTTTAATGGATTTTTCGCTTGGCGAGTACAATGCAAAAAATGATAGCTGGAAGTATTACGAAATATGATCAGCATTTCCGTCAATCTAACAGCGCCAACAAACGCGGACTTCGTCAAAATATTTGATGAAGAAATCCGGCGCGCAATTCAGGAATCGCTTATCGTACTGCAAAGAGAAGTCGCAACCAATACGCCCGTGGGCGTGACCGGAACATTGCGGGCGGGAATTGCAAGGCGAATGATAACGAATCGCAAAGGTGAAGTTTCGGTAAGAGGCCCGGCGCAAAAATATGCTGACATTAGAGAAGTAGGCAGGTTACCGGGTAAGATGCCTCCGCATGAGCCGCTTGAGTTGTGGGTGAAACGCAAATTGAGGCCGGCAAAGGACAAGCTTAAATCGGCTACGTTTTTAGTTCGGCGCAAAATAGGCAGAGCCGGTTATCGCGGCGCGTTTATGTTTCGAGATGCTGAGAATAAAAAACGGAATGAAGTCTTGCGCATACTCAGGCGCGGCATACAGCGATTTGAGAGACGGGTAAGCGGATGAGCTACACGACGATAGTTGAAGCGCTGCAAGATACCATCGAAGCCGTAACGGGAACGGCTAACGTTTATGAGTATCTTCGCTATTCATCAGACATACAACGCCGCGGAGAGTTATTTGTTGATAATGAAATATTGAATACGTGGATGCTCACGCGGACGGCTGCACCTTCTGTTGATCAACTCGGCGAAGTCTTTACAAGATCGCACAATTTTGAAGTGCATAGTTACTATCAAATAGATGATTCGGCTACCAGCGAAAAAACGCATCAGCAACTTGTTGACGATGTGATGGACGCCCTGAATGAAAATAGTGAAGTCGTGGCCGGGGCAGCGTATTTAACCGGCACCGCACAACTTATAGAATATCCCTCAGACGGCAGAATGTTCGCCGGAGTGCTTTGTCATTTCGCAAGAATCGGGCTTACTGTGGAAGAGCCGGAGTCTTGCGCTTAAAACAGGAATTGCAATGAGAGGTAAAGATATTAAAGTATCGCTCGCGAAGGGCACAACCTGGGGCACGGCAGTTGATGCCGATAATGCCAATGCCGCGATTTTGCTCAATTCACTTACCGGCATGGTTCCGAATCCTGAGCCATTGCTTGATGAAGCACTTGGGCAAACTTACCCGCAATATATTGACGCGGGCAATCGCTTGGTCAATCCGGTTTTGAACGGCACCTTACGTTGGGCGAATACGCACTGGAATCTAATTGCTGCGATTATTGGCGACGATTCTATTGCGGGCGGAGCGTCACCTTATACGCACACGATGGACGTACAAGCAGAGCCGAATTTGTTTTATACTTTGATAGCTAACTTTACGACGGTTCACGAAATACCAAGCTTCAGGCCGACAGGATTCACGCTTTCGGGTGCAGCCGGCGGCCACTGGCAATTCGAAATACGCGGCATTGGTGATAATGTGCTTGTATCCGGCCAAACTAATTCAAGCATGTCTTCAGTTACGGCAAGAACTGAATCCCTGTGGATTCCATTCGGCAACACGACGGTGAGAATAAATGATCAGTCGGGTGACGCCCTTGCATCCGGTGACGCGGTTTGCCCTTCAAGCATGGAAATCGTTTTCAATCGTGACATCAACGCTGAGTTTTGTGCAAGGGGAGGTTCGACTAATGAATGGCTTACGGCCATGCCCGAGGAAGGCGGGTTCATTGATTGCCAAATTACCATGACTTTCAATGAGCACTCGGCCACGACTTATATCGTTGATACTACTGGTGAAGATTTTAAGAAGATGGATTTGACTTTGGCCGGGCCGGCAATCAGCGGCGGGAATTACGGGTCAGTATGGTCATTCCCTGCCTTGCGGGTGATTAGTACGACAATCGACGCGGCAAACCCAGGGCGAGTACCGGAAACAATCGTGCTTCGTGCTTTGCAAGCGCAGAGCGCTCCAAATGGCATGAGTGGAATTACAAATATTTTGCGGCATATTTTGACGGACGATGTTTCGACGGCTTACGATACTTAATCTTCTGTGAGGGCAGCATGAATTTGTTCGATTCAAAAGATGATCAAATGTGGTTTGAGTTTCATACTCAGGCACAGGATGAAAGCTATTTATTGCGTTATACTGAAATGGAAACGGTTCGCGCAATAAATAACGATGAGAAAATTCTCAAGCATATCTTGCTTGACTGGAAAGGCGTAAATGGAAAAGACGGCCAGCCTATCCCATGCAATGATGAAACTAAAGCCGCGTTTTATCGCACGCGGGCAGGCAAGGTTCGCCTTGAGTGGATGCTGCAAACGGCTACAGACCACAAGGCCTTTGAGACAGATGAGAATATCCTAAAAAACTTGCGAAGGCCGTTCGCTGGGGATACCTCTATCCCGACGCCAGCGCCGAACGGTGCAACGAATGCAGGCAAAGTCGCGGCGTAAACACCTCTTGCAATTTTTGTCCTTTTGATTTTTATCCAAAGCTTTCAGCGGTTGAATTTCAAATCATCAAAGTATGGAATCTTGTCTCAAGTCCATTTATAAAAGAGAATCATCTTGCCGAAGTGGCAATAAAAAGCTTTGGCGTGAGTAATGCAAATGACATGCGCAGGCTGTTGCAATATCTCGCGCACATTCAAAACGAAGTCAGCGAATTTCAGCAATTAGAAGCACAGCAACATGGCAATAAACATACCCGTTGAAGTCACAGGCAATGCCAGCAAAGGCCTGGAAGATTTAAAGGCCAGGCTGATCAGCCTTATTCAGCGCGTAAAAGAATTAAGCAGGCAAGCGAATGCTTCAAATCGAGAAATTGATGAAGGCTTTCGACGTTCTAATATTTCCGGCAGAGAATTAACAAAAACTGTTGCTAAAATTACAAGTGGACTATTATTGGCGGGAGGTGCGGGCGTTCGCTCACTTACTGCCGTTGCCGAAAAGACCAAACTAACCAATGTCGAATCGCAGAAGTTTCTCATTGCAATAGAAAACTTTAAAAAGCGCTACGAGGAAGCGGCGCAAGTTATTTTACCGTTTATCAATAGGTTTCTTGATTTAACGCAAGTTGCGGCGACAGCGCAACAACTGAATAATGAGAAGATAAAAAATGCGATTGCGCTTTACGAAAAATTCAAAAATACCCGCACGCCTGCCGAGGAAAAGTGGCTTAAAATATCCGAACGTGTACTCGATCAACTAAAAGAAGAAAAGATTGAGCGTGAGAAATCGCAAGCAGCGGCACAGCGCAAGGCTGAAATAGCTGCACAAGCAGCAAGAGACGAAGCGCGTGCAATCAACGAAGCAACAAACGCACTGAAGGCGCTTAGAGAGTTGGAACGCGAGTCAGAGCGCGAAACTGCGCGTGCCTTAAATGATGAATTGCAAACACGAAATGAAGTATTGAATACAATACAATCGCTTGAACGGCAGCA